GTGCCCATCCAAAGATTTCCATTCTCGTCAAAATCTAGACAGTAAATATTATCGGAGATTATCCCACTAGTGCTAGTGTTATAAACTTTTGCCTGTTGAATATATTCAGATCCGTCCGTTAGTGTTAAAGTTTGTAAAGATCCCTGAGGTACAACAAAAAGACCCTCTGAGGTCCCCATATAGTAGAAATAATCCAACCCTCCATACCCTTTGGTTTTTATATCGTATATGTGTGGCCAAGTGTAATTTTCGACAGTTTCCTTCCACTGGTCGGTTTCCTTCAAATAGTAAAAAAGTCTCCCCCCGGTAACACCAGTAATCCTAGTATATGCACTAACACCAGCAGTTCCACCAACACCGTTAAGTGGGTTAATAAAGGCAAGGATATCGTCGCCAAACTGACAGGCGTGAACTAAGGAAACCTCCTGTGGTTGAGTAAATGTTCCCAAATCACTAAAATTCCAGCTTCTACCCTCGGTGACTTTATTAGTATTTACATAAAAAACAGCAACATCATTAAATCCTGCCGTTAATCCCTGAGCTGCTCCAACCCATACTTTATCCTCATTATCCATAGATATAGATCTGGTGTCCATATAGTAAGGAGATGCAGAGGGAACAGCAGAATTTGTAGAGTCATAATATTCCCAAGTGGAACCATTGAATCTTCTAAGATCCTGTCCCGAAGCCCAGACATAGAATTCCTGATCTAAAGCTATTTGATTTATGTAGATTGAACTGTTAGGCATTTAATTTTCTAGTGTAAATTATATATTTTATTTCCGATATCTCATTATTATTAAGGTAATCCAAAATACCATTCTCTTCTAGGTTGAGAATCCGCCTGATTTGTAATTTGCCAAGGATTTGCTATATAGTCATTATAAAAGCCTAACCAGTTTGCTGTAATTCCTCCCGTTAGTCCTGTAGCAGAATACGTGTTAGCTGGATTTGAAGGTATAGGCCAAGGGCCGTTATCAGTTATCGTTATTCTTGTAATTAATTGGTTTGCAGGCCCGGTAGGACCTCTGTCTATTATTGATATCTTCAATCCCTGGAATTCATTCGCATTATAAAAAACACCCGAAGAATTTTGTCCCTTTCCCCATGCATATGCGGGCGAAGCCTCCGCTTGGATATACGCGGAATATCCCTGATTTGTTAACTCCGTATTTATCAATGATGCAATTCCATAAAAGGTACCGAATGCAGAGTCTTGAGCGGTTATCAAGCTTCCATCGGGGGTATTTCCGACTGATCCCCCCATAGAAATTGGAATATCTATCTGATGTGTCAATGCAGGATTTATGGTTGATATACTTCCGGTTGGGCTGTATTCTATGTTAAAGAATAGGTGTATTTCAGGGTTTCCTATGGCAAAACTGGATGAAGGTAAGCAAATTCCGCCCTTCCCCGTAGAAAACCCGGTATATCCTCCGTCTATGTTCTCTTTACAAGCCACAGGAAAGAATATAGTAGCGTTTGCAATTTCTAGAGATCTGGAAGACTGAGAAGCAACAGAAGTATCGCTAAACACAATCGATTCAACATCTGAGACAGCCCAATATCTATTATCTACAAGAGTCTTAGTCACTGAAAGAACATCGGCGAAAATAAACTGGTCTCCGAAATAAGTTCCAATATCACCAGGAAGCATATAGTTTCCCTGGGTATATCTCGTCAATGGAGGAGGTGTCAGGCCACACAGGGTCAGTGCATTAAAAGCTGTTACCAGTTGTCCCGGAATATAACCATACTGGCTAAGATAAGCAAAATCCATTGAAGGGGAAAAGTAAGCAAGAAATTCCCCATGGGCTCTAAAATATTGATTGTCTATATTTTTAGGGACTGATGCATGAGTATCGATATTAAAAAGATATCCGGACCCAGATAGTGCCAGGGTAGGATTTGATGTTAAAAGTGCACCCCCAGCAACAGCAGTAGTGGTGGAATAGCTTACGTTTGGTTGATAAATATCTATATCAAGATAGTTATAGATCTCTACCGGACCATTCTTGCTATAAGTGACATTCACCGTAGAATTTGCGGTGTTTGACAATATACTGGTAACAGTAACACTGGACGATGTAGAATAAGTAGAATAAGTTGCTCCCAATTCGGATCCGGTAAGAGTCAGCCAATTAATAACGTTAAGAGACTGACTTGCAGTCAAACCTGTGTATCCTGCAGTTCCTGCTAAAGACCATGTATAGTATGATAGGTTACCAGTAGGTCCACTAGCACCATACACCACGTTTTGGCTCATTCTTATAGTTGATGGAGTTGCACTTAAAGAAACAGTAAGATTTTCTGCATTGACCTTTATAAGGTTAGGTTCGGTTTTAACTGATGTTAGAATGATTCCCCCTGGTATTGTTTTTGATGCGGTTAAAACGGTATCGAATCCAGGAGTTGATGGGGAGAGATATCTAACTAAAGGGTTCTGAGCAGTAGAACCGGTTGGGCTACCTCCAGAGAAATTCCATGTCCATCCGTTAGGACCACCCGAACTGGTGTCCTGATAGTATACATAATCTCCCTGAGTTATTGTTAAAGACATTTAAAGAATTACAATTTAATTTAATTATATATCCCTAGTCTAAGAGTCTATGTAATTATCAAAAACATCTTTTTACACCGCAGTGTAATTGAAAGAAGCTACTAATAATCCATTACCACCAAGTATACTAGGAGGTGCTAAATATCCAGATGCGGAAACAACCGAATTAGATATTGACAAGTTTATCGGCGGAGAGTTTAAAGGTAAGCTACCGCTCTCGTTTGGTATGGGTCTGTAATAAAAATTAGTCAGATTAGGATCTGAAGCGTTATTTAACTGATTTGATAACTCCTGTATAGTTAGAGCGGAAACTCCAGGCTGAACTGTTATACCGATTGGGAATGGGTCAAATTCATTAGCCGTGCTAATCTTTATAAAATCACCGGGATTAATATTATGTAATTCATAACCACCTAGCCAATCATTATTAAATTCATAATCGAACCACGTGTGTGCGTATCCATTATCCCAGTTATTATCAGAGAATATGTTCCAGTTTATCCTCTTTGTTCCCCAATATTTAAGATTTGAGTTGGGCAGGGATTCACTAGACTCTGTCCAGTATACGTAAGTTTCCTCTGCTGTGACCCCACCTGTCAATCCAGTAGAAGCTGATGATATTGATAGCGATCCGCTAACTTCAAAAGCCAGTGCCACGCCGTTTTGATCTGCGCCTAATTCATCCGGAGCACTGATAACAACAGTAACAGGGTCTAGGCCAGGATCTGAGCAAGATGCGAAATAATCGGGGTAAGTTCTCAATGAATTTACAGAGGAAACTATAGCATTAGCTGTTCTGTATAGGGAATCCCCCGTTTCAGCTGATCCAATAAGTCTGCCCCCAGCATAAACTGAGACAGATCCAGTTCCAGTAAAATACTGATTTGGGTATATTGATGTATCAACAGAGATTCTAGTAGGACCGGTTTGAATATAAGTAAAGTTCCAAGTAGATTCCATTGTTACAGGAATCTTAAAAGTGGTAGTTGATCCGGAAGGCACCGTCACCACCCATCTTCCAGTTAGCTGAGAAATTGTGTTAAGTAAAGTTACTTCGTCTCCCGTTTGTAAACCGTGAGCAGTTGAACAAGTTATTGTTGCTAAACCATATTGTCCAGATATTATTAAATACGATGATATGTCGCTTATTGATATTTCAGACTGGGTAAAAGAAACGTATCCGGTTGCACCTATTGGATCAGGGTTGACCTTGACGTAAACATCCTGTCCTTCTTCTGATTTATTACCGTATGTTGCAAAATCAAGTATTTCCGCAGGAATTGTTCTTTCCAGAACTTCTATAGATTTTCCCTCGGCGGGATATTCCCAGATAGAGCTGTAATCGTCCCATCCCCTATATACATTTCTCCATCTATAGTCTTCAACCTCTCTAAATCTAGACCAAGCATCGATATCTATAACTTTAGGACTAACTGTTATAGCTCCATTCTTGATTGCTACTGTTTTAGCATTAAACGCATCATAAACGTTGCAAGTTACTTGATAAACCCCAGTGTATGGTACAAAGTGGGCTAATGTATAAAAGTCCAGTATAGATCCTCTAAATTGAAAATTATAAGGGCTTCCTTGTTGTGTTGCTGGTTTATTTATGATCCATTCAATATCAACCATGTTTGAGAAATCTACGTTCTTCCAGTTAAGTATGGTGTAATTTTGGATGCTTGAAAATAAGGAGGACTCGTCAGTTGTTACTGTAGTTGAATTATCGAGTAAAATATCGTAGATCCCTGTAGAGTAATCAACGCTAGTAACCGTTCCATATATGTTTGTGGGTTTATACAATACCCTGCTTCCAACTTTGAACGAAGGTATTAATAATGAAGACCAGCTTATGTTAAGCTCATCCCAAGACCATATGTCTCTGATCAACTCCAATATAATAGGCATTCCTATCGGTGTCTGGTATTGGAGTCCCGTTACAGGATCTATGTAGGCAGGTGGATCGTATTTCCCATCTCCAAGTTCAACTAGGTCGGAATTCTGTTTAAGTGTATAGAATTCGCTTATTGAACTTATAAGTGATTGATTCTGATTTGCACTATAATTCTGTTGGAATGAAAGAGGGTCTATTATATTACCAAGATCAGATAATTCGGAAGGCAAGACATTGATCACACCATTCAGAAGTGCCTTATTGGGCGAAGAATAATAATAAACAGGAGATGTCTGCTGAGGATTTACATACCAAACAATACTAGAAGAACCCGCAGTTGCACCATTTCCAGTTAATCCGATAGGATCGCTCTGATTTAAAGAGCTATCGGTTGTTATGTAGAGATCAAATCCATCTGTATCGAAACTAAATTCGTATGTTTTACCCGCGGTTACCGTCAATAAAGGATTCGGTCCCGTTGCAGGAATTCCGGAGAAATACATAGCACTTCCGGTTCCGCCGCCAACGCTGGATTCGATTTTATAATAATTATTGTATGAGCTTGGGGTTTGTATTGAATTTGCTAAAGGTCTTGTTGAGAAATTTCTAAGATCTTCTAAAAATCCAAAATCCGGTGTAACCTTTATGTCAGTATAAAATCCTGATTCGATGTCAGGTCTTTCCATAACATCGGTCCAAGCCTTAGTATTATAAACGTTGAAGTAAATACCCTCGCCCGTGATGTCTATGATTCTTGCGTTTAAAGGAAGATAATCTCTCTTGAGCCTTTCCTTTAGTGCAAACATCTTTATAAGAACTTCCTCTTGAGTAAACTGAAAAGAATCTATAACCTCAGGATATCCAAAATCAGAATCATATCCGGTTGTCTTATTTATATCGTAATAGAGACCGAATAGGGAGGTCTTTTTATAGGTTCTGCTAGGAAGCAAGGTTTCCTCTGAAGAAACATCTAACACGTAGTTACCGTTCCCGTCGGGTCCATATGTCTGAACCAGCTTATATTTACCTGAATTTGGATTGTCTAATACATCTCCTATCTGGTAGCTTTGGGAATATCCACCTTTCTGCTGATTCTTTATCGCCCTAAGAAACTGTGCATTCTGTTGCAAAGGCGATTCCAGCTTCAAGCTTTGGTATTGAAGATTTAACCAATACTCCTTTATTCTAAGATCCTGATACCCGAAAAATTTTATTACATTTATAAGCCCCTTATAACTTCCCAAATAAGGAAAAATTTCCTCTCCTGCTACAAGTAGCTCTTTCCTTTTCTCGTTTATTTCCAAATAATTCGGAAGGGGCTCATTCGGATCGTGATCTCTTAATATAATCGAATCTTCTTGGTAGAAAGCTCTACCTATATTTCGAAGCATTATATCAAATCTTTCATCCTCGCCAATAATTTCACCATAGAAATCTATCTCAATTACCTTCTGTGGGGTTCCACTACTGATATCTTCTACTATTAATTTTCTCTCGTAAATATTTGAAGCAAGATCTGTTGCGTTAATTGCAACGTTAATCGAAAGAGCCTCTGAACTAACAGTGCTTGTTGAAACGTATCCGTTTCCAGTCAATGAGTCAGTAGGATCTGCATCAACACTATAAACTATGTTTGGGTAGCTAACTATAAGAGGTTTGCCTTCACCCCCCTCTAACTGGTCTTCGATCTTGTAAGTAAAAAGTATTTCAGATACATCAGTTTCGCCGTAGCTGTCATTGTACCATCTAGTTCTCCATACACCTGCAGTAGCTCCAGTTACCCCAGTGTGTGGAAGTCCGTATTCAAAATTACCAGAAGATTCGAGTAGCTGTACTATGAATATCTGCTGGTTTTCGTAAAGTCCAGAAGAAACCGGATCGAAATATATGTTACCCTTAAAATATCCACCCGGTCTATTTGTATAGACAGTGTTGAAATATATCTGATTATCCAAGCTTATTAACTCCTGTCCAGATACGCTATCAGTTTCGAAGTTTACTCTGTAATATGTTGAATTGTCAACAACCGAAGTTATCTTTGCGCTGAATTCATTCTGACCTGCAATTCTTCCGTATAGAAATACATCAGCTCCATTTAGAATATAATCATTTGCTTCCGTTGCCCAACTGTTTATGTAGTACCCGTTTAAATCAGTAGGATTTAAGTCTATGTAAGGTGACGTGTTATTATCAAGTTGAGCAACTGAACATGCACCCGAGCTAGAAACAGACGAGTTAGTTATGTAGGTAAATTTAAGATCAAGCTCGCTCGGTCCAGTAGCTCCGATATATTCGAAATTTAATGGACTTCCAGTTTTATCATAAAAATTAAGCCTTCTGTAGAAAAAATTTGACATACTTTAAAAAACTCTTCTGTTGTTTTTCTTAACTGTATAGTTAACAAAATTTTTAATTTGCTTTGTTGTTTCGATCAACCCAAAAACTACTCTATTGAAGTAACCCAGTATTGCTTCTTTAATGGGATCTCTGTACATAGCATTAGCTAAAGATCTCTTTAATATTTGATCTTTATATTCGAAACCATTATAGAGATTGTCATTAAAGCTATCCCTTATATCATAGATATTTGATGTCGGATCATATTCGTAATACCTTCTCTCAACCGGAATCTTAGGCATAGCTTTCATAATTGTTTTATATTCATTAGCATCAGAGCAAGGTGAAAATTTATATTCGCCTGTGCCGCTAACTATGATTCTTCGATAGCCAGAGCATCCTATGTTAATTGCTCTATCCTCAGCAAGAGCCTGTGTAGGATAAGCATCCTTAGAGTTATAGAAAGTTGTATTATTGGTACGGGGTTTTATTCCGGATACCGTATAATTAATATCCTTCTTTAGATCGGGGAAGAAAGGTGAAAATTTTTCCATTATTTATTGCTTATAAGTTGAGCTTTCATCTCTGAATTTAGAGACATGTTAAAATTCATCGGAACCACTTTAGATATGCTTATATTTAAAGGTCCAGGTTTACCTGTAACTATACCAGTCTGATATTCTGTTCCGTTTCTATCCGTCCATCCACCTCTAAGAACTACCAATTGATTTCTTCCTATAATTATATCACCAAATTCATTTAATCCAACCTGTTGCTGTAATTGCTCCTGACTAACGTTGCTTAATCCACTCATAAGCTGCTGATTCTTTTCATTTGCTTCCCCAACGAAATAGAAGGAAACTGAATCCACACCCTCTACAGATTCAATTAAAGCAATCATGTCAGACTTAGGTATAAAATCTCTTCTTTTAAGATTCAGCATGTATTCTGAAATTTTCTTTCTTATAGCTTGTCGGATCGTTTCAGGATCATATCCCTCAAACATTGTTATAACCGCATTACCTACAAATCTAGCTACAGTAGGTTCGACAATTTTAACAACGGTTGTTGCTATCATTGAACCTGAATCCTCTATAAGATTTATAACCTTGTTTTTCTGTGCAGTCGTAAGAAGGAAATTAGATACCGGTATATCGAAATAATCCTCATTAGAAGAAATGTTTAGTGTTATATCAGGTACCAAGAAAATGTAAATAACGTTATCATCATCCAGATACTCGTCATCGAAAGTGGAGAATGCTTGGATCTGTGAAAATATTCCCAATTTATTTAAGAATATCTCATAGTTCTGTGCATTTGCAAAAACGAAGGATCTACTTGTTTTCGGAGCAACTAGTCTTATGAGGTTTATAGATTCCGGATTTGTACCAAAAGAAGGATCGATCTGGTTAGAGATATCCAGGTAATTGTTTAAATCAACTTCTTTACCAAATAGATCTGTTCCTGTTGTAACGAATTTATAGGTTAGACCCTTATCTTTTGTAGAATTCGCATTTCCTGAAGAACCCGATGTCTGTAAATATTCTATTCTTATCCTTGATCCTCTCTGAGGGATCATACCAAAGTTAGAATTACCGAAATAAATATCAAGGCCTTCTTGAATCCCTGTTCTTACCATGAATCCCTTTCCATTTAGAGGTATGTCATATAGTGAATCATATCTTCTCCATTTCTCCTCGTTTACATAAACGTTAACATAAAATTGGTCTAGATAAGCACCAGTGCTTGAAGGTAGATTGAAACTTTGGAGAGCGTTACCTGTACCGGTAACAACGGATGTCTGAAATTCTCCCTGAGCTATTTTAGTTCTCAATGCAGGATAACTTCCGCTAAGCTGAATGGTTACTCTAGATGAACCAAAAACTAAAGCATAGACTTTACCATTTTCTTGGCATCTTATTAAAGCGTTATTGTTTATTATGACCGCACTTCCGCCAACATCAGATTCTCTCCTGTTCCATGAAAGCGTAACTTCTCCCTGAGCAGCAGAAGCTCTTCCTGGGTCATACCCAGCTATTCTAGCTAAACTTCTGACTGAGTAATCTCTAGTTGCTTGCTCCATGTTAAGCTCAGTGATTGAATCCTCAATGAAATATAAGATCATCTGAGAAAGATTCTGGAGAACAAATAGTATTTGTCCCCATGCAGATGCAACGGTAAATAAATTAGCCGTTTGGTTATATGTGTCCTGCAAAAAAGTAAACGTGTCATTTAATAGACCGTTAATCAGGATGTTATTTTTCTTAAAAATGTTCATTTCTCTATATTAAGTTATTCTTAGTGTAACGACCGGACTTAATCCACCGTTAACTGGTATATTAAAATCAAGTGTAGCTATATCTCTTTGTGTCCCTTGATAAAATTTAAGCGAATATGAACCACCCAATTTCTTAAATAAAGGGATATAAGTTTGCAGGAATAAATCGAGCTCTTTCCTTATGCTAGCTTCGGATAAATTAAGTGTAAATATCAGATCTTCCAGATTGAGTCCGAACTTAGGATCTCCCAAAACTTCTCCCTTGTTTGTCAGGAGAAGCATTTTTATTTGACCCACGCAAATCTCTACCGGATCCGACGTTTCGATCTGGTATGGATTGTAGTTGGGATCTAAAGGATCTCTGTTGTAAATCTCTCTCATTGGAATCTTTTTTCGTATTATATATCGCAGATTTTAAACACAGTAAACGTAAACAAAAAACCCCCGGATTTTTAAAAACCAGGGGTTTATAATTAAAATTAAGTCTATTAGTTCCACTGAAGGAAGTAACTTGGAGTATTTTCTCCGTTGATCATATCCATAACTTCCTGTAATTCTGCTTCTCCAGTGGATCTTATATCTGCTGCATTCACCTGTACCCCACCCGGTAAGTTATATGTAAAAACTGAAAGCATATTTGCCAATGCAATTTTAGCCTTGGCTATACAATATCTGATGAAAAGCTCGTCTGCAAAGAGGTCATCGTCATTTAAAGCTACGAAACATCTAATTGATACGTCCACCCCACCAGCACCAAATCCCTGAGCAAGTTGCCCCTTTCCAGTCCTGTTTGGGTCTCTACCTAAAATAGTTAGTTTTTTACTGTTTTTATTCCATTTGAAAGCAAAGCTATTTAACAAATAAGCTTTGGCTAGATCGAAGTATGAGTACATTACTGTACGATAAACAAGGTTATCTCCTACGAAAGGCGATAATAGAAGCTCAGATCCGAGCAATTTAGAATCACCAAAATCCCTGTCAGGGTTACCCGATATACCATACCCACCAACTTCTCTAACGTCATAAACGGTAACTATAGATTCAGGTAGCTTTAATTGTCTGGTTGCTCTAAATTCAGGATGCTGAAATATTGCGTTTGCAAGAACAAAAACTCTCTCCTCTACCGCATATTGATAGTTATCAAGAAACCATGCTCTCGCTCTCTTTATTATCCTTTTGGTTTCCTGCTCGTTTAGATTATAAGGGAGGGCACAACTAAAAGAAAGCGCATCTTCTATTTCCTGGATTAGTTCTTCTTCTGTCATCTTTTAGCGATTATTTTTAAAAGTTCATATTACCGAACCTTGGATTATTGTATCTATCGTTGAGATCCTTCAATCTTTTATCTGTAATAAATCTTTCTTTTCTAAAATCTTCCCATCCTTTAACTTTTAGCGTTTCTTTGCTTACCTCAGCATTTTCACCAACGTTACCAGCTCTTAAGACTCCTTCTATTATTTTACAGTTTATGGTTTTACCCTCGCAGTCTATAAAACAATCTTCTAGTTCATTTCCAAAATCTACAACACAATTCTTAATCTTGGACGATATAACTTTAGTGTCATTAACTATGTAACACTCCTCTACTGAAGACTTCTTTATCTTGGAACTGTATATGTTACAATTTTTAACTATACCATTCTTTATGTCACATAAAATAAGATCTATATCCTTTAATTCTAAAGCTTCTCTACTTCTAGCATCTTTTAATTGACATCTTCCTGTGGTTGTGTCGTAGTTGAAGTATCCCGAAGTAACGTTTCCTTCCACGATTATTTCAAAGACCTTGTCTCTTATAATTGACCAATAAGTTTTTATGTTTTCGTCTAGACCCTTAAGATCTACGAATATATGAAAGTCTGGAAAATTTCTGAAAAAGAAATCCGGGTTACTGAATGATCTAACAACCTTTGTGTATTGGTTCATCATTCCCTGAAGCTTTGAAAGATCTTCCTTGGTATATCCAGATATTCTATGACTTAATAAATCATACATATAAAGGATAACGTAATCTATGATTTCTCTAATGTCCTTAGTTTTCTTTTGATAATCTCTGTTTCCTAAATATCTGAACTCTAAATATCCCTTTGGAATTTTTGTGAAATTTACTCCGTAGTATTTGTCCTCCGGAACTTTAAACATCTTAGGATCAATAGATGTCAGATTTTCAACCATAGAAAATCTATTTCTGGGAACCACCCTTTTTATAGATTTAGCATAAACGTTTTTTGATCTGTTTCCAAATTTAGAATAGATCAGGTTTTCATCAAGACCCAATATAAATTTAAGTTTATCTAAGTTCTCTATTTTATCCTTAACATCCCTTCTGAATTTATCAAAACTAACAGAAAACTGGAATGCACATCTATCCGTTGTCCACCCATTTTCGTCTATCCAATTAAGAACCTTAATTAATATAGGGATAGCCTCATTGTAAGGAAGCGGACCAGTAATAAACTCCATCATTTTGCTCCCGCCAGAATAATCTGGCTCTAGCTTGCAAGTATTTGCATCTACCTCAATATTAGAGTGGTACCTTTCGGATACCACTACCTTTTTATTAACAAGCTTAGAAAGTAACTCCGCTGCTCTGCCCTTTAGCAAATTAGTATAAAATTCAAATTCGAATCCTATTACAGAAGAGCTAAGGGCATGCGCTTTGTCAAAATGAGTTCTATTATCGGTCATTTACCGGTTCTGCGAAGATTTTTCCGCTAGATGGTTCAACTTCATAAACCGTAACTAGTAGATCATCCCCAGGCTTAAGATTCTTGGTCTTTTTACCAATTTTATCCTGAGGGACAAGAGCCATAAGACCAAATTCCACAAGATCAACTAAAATTCCGTTTTTTCTCTTGTGTTTAATTTTTGCTTCGATTGGCTCACATGTTCCGTCCTTGATTTGTTTATCAAGATCGTGTATGATAACATTTCTCTCTAAAGGTTTCTCTAGTGTCAATGTTAATCTGTTATTATCCTTAATTTCCTTAACGTAGAATTCAATCTCGTCTCCAGGATTTACACTAGCAATTGTGTGCTCTTCACTGAATTCAGTTTTGTGAATGAGTCCTGTGTAAACTTCTTCCCATTCAACAAATACTCCAAAGTCACTTGTTCCTGTGACATATCCTTTGTATTTCTTAGTAAGATCCAATTCTTGAATCTTGCTCTCCATAATTTTGTTAAGGTACTTCTTGTAAGAAACGATGAAGATATCTTTAGCTTCGACATAACCTTCAATCATTACGTGTAGCTCTTTACCGATATAAGATTCGAAATCAGTGATTCTATTAGCAGCTGCTAAAGATCCAGGTAAGAAACATTTAATACCCGATAGATCAACGATGTATCCACCTTTATTGATGCTTTCAATTCTTACGCTGTATGCACTAGACTCTTTCTTAATCTGCTCGAATAATTCAGCTCTAAGACTGTGAATATAGTATTCAACCACTGATCCTGTGTAATTACCCCCGATTTTTCTTACTCTAGCTTGTAAAACGTCGCCTGGATTGAAAGATAATCCAGTTATTCTTAATTTATCTGCATCTTTTCTTTCCTTCTTAAGATCGATGTAAATTGTTTGACCCGTACTTGTTTGAGCTAATGCTTCATTCAAGCTAACAGATACAATCTTGCAAGGATAAACGTTACCCTCGTCAAGATCCTTAGAGAAAACTGTATTAGAAGAAGACCCTTCAAAATAGTTATTATAAGCATCTAAAAGCTCCTGAGCATAAGGCTCGTGGCAATAAATTTTAGACCCACTAGGAATCCTTTTGAGTTTAGTGTTCGGAGTTCTTCCATTCCTTACGTCCCAGTTAAAATCGTCTGAGTTTGGTGTGTTAGTTGATGAAAAATCAATCATATTTTTTTGTTTAAGAAGTTATTAATCTTACTATATATCCAAGCTTAAGTTCCTTTAAAAGCTCGGAATTATTTTAAAAAACAATGGGGACAAAACCGATCATAGGAGCTGGGGGACCGCTTGTAGGAACACCCCCATTATAAATGAGCTTAAATTCAAGCATATTGGCTGCAAAAGAGAAAGCTAAAGCTGAAGCAACTACTCTTGCGCCTATTTGTCTCTCCGGAATAGTTTTAAATTTTTTCCCACTATTAAAAGCTCTTTTGAGATAATCTGCAAGTCTTTTTCTGCTACCGTAGTATATCGGAATGAAAAAACCCCCCAAAGGCAAGGTAAGCAAACAAGGGGGAACTGGCGGAGTTGGCGTAAATGGCTGTTGTAAGGTAGATGCCCAATATGCTAAAACCCCGGTTGCCATTATATAATATGGGTCATTCTGATTATCAGATTCACTATTCTTTTTCTCCTTGTCCGCTAATTCCTGAATGTATCTCTGCTTCAAATCTCTAAATCTAGCTGCCTCGTAATCATAAGCAATAGATTTACTGAGCTTAATAGAAGCGAATTTAAGTGTTCTATTAAGATAAGCAGGAGTTCCTGGTTGTACGACTTTTAATGAGTCCAGCTTATTAACTAACCCCAATCCCGAAAAGTCATTAGAAAATAACTTATCTAGGTTCTGATTCTTTAGAATAACATTAGTTGCTAATTTCCGATCAATTAGGTTATTTACGCCTGAAATATTTCCACTAAAAGCCTTAAATAGACCAGACTCATATCTTTGATCGTAAGTGAATTTAATTATAAAGTCTTTTACCATATAATCTGGGATTCTTTCTGGATCATTAGCATGTTCTTCCTGAAACAATTCCTTAGTAATCTCTATGTTCTGGAGGTTTTTGAAATCTTCAATTTTCTTGCTCTCTGCGGTACCGAGTCCTTTTATGAGTTCTAAAGCTTTATCAGAAATTTCCTTTGACCATTCCTGATAGTCCGGACTTAATCTTAAACTATAGATCCATTGTATGTAGTCAGATGTACCGTCATATTTTTTAACTATTCTTCTGGCTATCTCCAGAACTTGTTGTTCTCTAGTCGTGGGGAAATCTGGAAATTGCGAGAAGAATATAGAATATGTGAAATCTGGTATTGATTCACCATTTAACTCAGCCCACGCTAAAAAATCTAAATCGAACTTATCCAGATATTCGTCAGTTTTAACATTAGGAAGTGAATCTTCTAGATCTGAATAATCCGGATCTTTTAGCTTTTCCTCTAATGTTGGGGTTTGTTCTTTTTCTAGAAGCTTAAAAGCTTGAGTAAAAGCGGTTGTAAGTAATTGAGCATTCCCCTTCTGATGAAGGTTACCAAAAGGTGTTTGTGCTTTTCCAGCTACAGCTAGGACATATTGATTAGCTAAATATGTTGCAAAATCGTCCACATTCTTTCCTCCAGAATCGTAAGATCCCTGTATGGATTGGCCTGAAAGTTTATTCCCGACATTAGCTATAAATGTACCCCAATCAGCTGGCATTGTTATTTAGTTTTAGATACTTGACTTAAATGCTGAGGATCGGACATCGGTACAACAGGTACACCAGATGGACCAACTCCAGTTGGATGAGTGTGTGAATTAAAGAATGTCAAAAAGGTGCTACCCAAAACTAGCTTTTCTACAGCTCCCTCTCCGAGTTCTATATTTTCAGATTTAACTATCACCTTCTGTTTTCCCCCGCTCTTCTCCATTCTAATCTCGTCATCATTCATCTTAACAACTATTCTTAGCTTCTCCTTATCAGTTCCTCCGTTTTGAGTATCCAGTTGTATTGTGGCATCCCCCAGTTGGAAAACTAAACCCTTCTTCCTGGTGTATATCATTTTTAATGTTCCAGGTTGAGCCTCGGAATCATATATTAAAGAGTTGGTTCCTTCATAAGAGTTTTCCTCTTTAAGTTCAGCCATAAGATCTTTGGAGATTTCTTTGACGTAGTGGAAATTTAGTTTGTAGTAGTTATTACCTTCAAAATTAACCGCCACTATAGAGCCAAGTCTAGGTATGGTAAGGTTACCCCCACCAAAATCCCCACCAAAAGATAAACCCGCAATCTGCTCTGCCCAAGGGATATCGTCAACTGGAAGTCCGTCAAATATACCGAAGACTTCAACCTTTGCTCTTCCCTCGTAAAGTGGGTCCTTGATATCAACCACCCTACCAAGATACGTTTTATTTTCTCCTGACATAATTATTCAAACTTTTCAGGCTCCGGGTTTAATCCGCCTGTACTGATATTATACTTACCTTCTGGCTTTAAATTTCCTAAATTTAGTGGGGCTTCAACTATAAAATCTCCGGTTGTCTGAGGGTAAGCCTTTCCGATTTCCCCCCTGGATTTTCTATTAACCTGATCTACCTTTGGATAAACAGCATTTGGCTGTGTGGTGAATGTGTTTGATGGATCTCTAAGTTCCCCGTTAGAACTGATCTTCTGGGTTTGTGAATATACCGGAGCAGGTTCTATCTGAGAATTAGTAGAAGTTTTTACAGAATCGGGATAAACTTTTTGAGTATTAAGAGGTGCTTGATCGTTATTTGCATCAGGATAAACTTTACCGTCTGCAGGCTTATAACTTCTATCAGGAGCTCCTAGATCCTGACCAGGTACTGACTTGTACACATCATCCTGTATTTTACCATAAGAACGTGTAGGAACACCCAAATCTGTGCCCGGAACGTTTTTGTATACATCATCTTGGATTTGCGGATAAGTTCTGCTAGGCACGCCTAAATCGCTTCCTGGAACATTCCCGTAAGCGTCTCCGCTCGGAGCTGGATAAACCCTTTGAGGAACTCCCAGATCCTGCCCGGGTACGTCCGCATACGCGTCTCCGCCCGGAGCTGGATAAACCCTTTGGGGAACACCTAAATCCTGACCAGGTACGTCCGCATACGCGTCTCCGCCCGGAGCTGGATAAACCCTATCGGGAACTCCAAGATCTGCTCCCGGTACTTCATCATACGCGTCTCCAACAGGAGCTGGATAAACCCTATCGGGAACTCCCAGATCTTTTCCCGGAACATCGCCATAAGCATCTCCCTTAGGCTCGACGTAAACTCTCTGAGGAACCCCCAGATCCTGACCAGGAACACCCGGATAGTTGTCTCCTGTAGGTTTAGTGTAGACTCTTCCCTGTACACCTGCTATAGAGCTTACCCCCAGATCAGATCCAGGAACCCTAGTGTAGACGTCATCGTTAATTCCAGGATAAACCCTTTGAGGTGGACCTCCAAGTCCAGTTGTTTGTGGATTTGGTAAATTAGTTTCTTTGAATCCGGGATTTATGTTTCCTAGCTGGTCCAAAAACTGCTGTGCAGTGTTGAAGGAAAGATTTCCTAATACCTGTGAAGGATTCAAGCTATAGATATTACCAAGAGCTAGTGTGTCCAGTCCTGCAACATTGGGCTTAATGAAATTAGCAACTCCCTCATTTATTAGATCATTTAAAGAATTACTTAAAAAATTAGTTAGAAGCTCGCCACCAATAGAAAGCAAATCATTTCCTAGATTGTTAGGGTTTCTCTGTACCGAAGATCTAGCAGCGTCCCAGCTATCACCAAGTATCAAAGGCTTTTCATCCTGCCTGATATTGGGATATTGAGTTCTAACCCTAACCCTTCCAACAATAACTCTGAATTTTTGGGATACCGGAGTTGCACTATCTGTACCGGGGTTTATTTCACTAGGTATCGGGGTGCTTTCGCTAAAATCAAACTCACAATTTCTACACTCAAAAACTATAACTGGTTTTATTCCGCTCTGATCTTGCTGGTTTCTGAGCATCGATAAGTCATTATCAACACCAGCCCCATTTAAAACATTACCAACAAAGGAATTAAAAGCACTAGCAGGATTGGTGTTCGAAGAACCTCCGTTATATTCGCTATTCTGTTCTCCCGCTACGTCACCAACATTTGTACCAGGGTTGTTTCCTGATCCAAGAAGAGTAGCTATATTATCTATTGCAGTTAGGGCTGCAGATGAACCTATTAATCTAGACGTCTTAAAGAAATTACGAATCTCCGAAACGAAAATATACATCGTAAACTTTCTAAGATTTCTAGGAACAAGTTCACGCATATTATCATAATCGAAAGTTGCTTGATTGTAAAGATCCGCTAGAGCGGTCATTCTTAAATTCAAAGATTCTAGAGTGGTAAATTCCAAAGCCTTCCCTTGTGTCCTCTGAGGACTGAATTCTGTATTTGCTTCAACTGCAAAACCCTTTCTCGAAACTAAAGGCAATTGGTCTAATCCGCTAATTGATTGAATAAACCAAGGTGAATTATTAAGGAGATCACTAAAACTATTTTTAAATTGGATTAACATATCGGATCTCTTTCCGCCTCTGGGAAACTGTGCTTCTCTTTCTCTTAAATAAGATATTGCTGAATGAAATGATATGTTTCCGTTAGGCTGAGTTCTGTACGAATACTGGGCTTGACCAAAAGGATTGTTACCGAAAAAATCGTTATTTATATAACTTGTCTCTCTGAAAAGCGGGCTAGGCGGAAGCCCATCATCAGCTCTGACTGGTAGAGCACCAAAATCAACCACTATTTTAAATCCAAGATATGTTGGATCCTCGTAGTTTCCTTGTTTGGATAGTTTAAAGCCCTTTAGGAAAAGACTCCTTAGTTGATCTGTTGCTCCGAATGACATTAATCTGTTTTAGTTTATTGTATTTATCTCATCTTTTAAAATAGCTTCTTTATAGCTGAGATAGGGAAAGCCTTAGGTATAGGTCCAGAAGAGTTTGCTGTCCAAGTTCTTTTTGCCAATGTCAGATAGTGTTTCATTCCGCCAGAACTAATACTCCATTTTATGGACATAGAGACTATCACATAATTTCCAGAAAGGAATTCATCCTTTGTGGGAGCAGCAGAAGTATTAGGCTGACCGTTAGGCATATTCCCTACATTTTGTTGTCTTGTTCCTTGAGTAAAAACATAAATTCCGACGGGGATAACTTGTCCTCTATAAAGACCCGGGAAAAAATCAGTAAGCTCGACCTCCAAGGTTAGCTTAGTGCAGTCATTCATGTTTATTGTGTTCTGCAGTCTAGCATGATAATAATTCTTGTGTACTCCGTCGGTGTTCAAAACACCCATCCACTGTCTCCTTTTTTCTTCTTTATATTCATTATCTCTAGCTCTACCTTTCTGAAGTATCGAACCGATCCCGATCGTCTCCGGAGTTATGGATTCCATAGAATACGTAACGTATTTTTCGGTGGGATCGTTGGTTTCTAATAACTCGTCATAGAATCCTATATCAGTTACATAACCTGAGGCGTTGGTGTTAGTACCAGCCCTTGATGTTAAGGTGTAGCCGTTTATAAAATATGGTACAACTCCAAATCCAGCCATATTAGTTAGAACTAATGGCAAAGTTTTATTTTCTGGTGTTGGTGCTCCTGGTATAGCGCTATCCACTTTGACACCAGCTGACGTATATCCCGGAACTATTCTTGCCTGCCATTTTGGATCCCTGTCAAATTCAAACTGGGAACCCATATTAATAAAATTGAGATTATAATAAGGATCTATCCAGCAATCGAAAAAACTAGACTCGTCATCTTTATATGCGCTTAAAGTAATTTCCCTTATAAGATCGTAATATGAATAGTTTGGACATAGCCATGTCATCTTATCGTCAGGTGAACCTTCATTTGTCGAGAATCCCAAATTAAGATCTTGTGAAATCTCCAATAAAGCATCATGGGAATTCATATTAGCAAAAGACTTTATTCTCTCCGTGTAAAGTCCAGGAATTCTACATTCAGCTACTATAGTGAATCTCAAATTTATTCCCTTTCCATCAGGATCTGAACCAGTTTCTGAATAAGTACTAGAAACCTCGCTGACAACATCTAGTATATTGAAGTCCATTCTAATCGGTTTATAGTAATCTCCGGGTGCTCTCATATAAAGAGAAACTATATCTCCGTCCTTTGGGTAGTTGTTAGATATAAAAACACTTTCAACTGCTATGAACGAGAATCTTACAGTTGGTATAAATCCACCCAAATCCAGATTGAATCTTGTTAAGAAATTTGTTACACTATAACCGTTTATTGTAAGAAAAGGAACATTTAGACCAGTTAGCTTTTCGTCAGTTTCTCCAGAATTTCTAAGAGACTGTATATCACTAGCACCATTCGAGTAATCCACTTGGATTGCCTCGTCTAGCTTCATGTTATTTAGAGCTACGTTTACTATGTTTATTGAATCTCTACCCATTTATATAGATTTACTGAGGTGTATTGAATCCTCCTCCACCTGCATCAGGTGCAAATATGAAGAATCCGTTCTTTTTATCTATTACTTTCTCCCCTGGTTGAAGAACATTAGGCGGTAAATCCATTGCAGGCTTATTTTTTACTTTGTCCTGCAAATATTTTTTCCTACCCTCGCTAACCTTGAATTTTTTCTGTTCTTGGTTTTTCTTAAACACGTTATTTGGATTTGTGTTCGTATTCGAACTAACGGCCGTTTGATCTTTAATTTGTTTTGTTCTAAAGCTCTCCTGTACAGTTGATGATTCAGGTATTGCAAAGACAGTGCCTTCCTTGACAGCAAAAGGATTACTTACGCTATTGAATTTTAACAAGGACCCAACCATTCCTTGATCACCCAGCTTAATAGCAGCTATGATATCAGGTCTCATCTGATAGTACTCAGTTACTGCAAAAAATGTTTTTATCTGTACAGAGACATTATTATAAGTCATGGAAGCTTTAGTGAGATCCCATACTCCATAGCTACCGGTAGAATTTAAAGTGCTATCCGGATTGAATATTCTTTTATTATTGGTCAGTGTATCTATTTCCAGTGCCATTTTATTGATTTATTTTATTTAGGGATTTGTTGGGCCTTGCTGATCACCCAATCCATCAAGTTGTGAACCCCAAGCTCCTCCGTTTAAAGCCTGGTTAACATATTCTTCGCTGAATCTGTTACCGTTAACATCAGAAACAGCATCAAAGCTTTGTTGATTTGCAGAGGTGGGTTGTGCGGTCTGATAAAGTCTTCCATCACCTCGGTTGAATATACTTTCTATCTCCCCTCTCTCCCTATCTCTAGCGTGTTTTAAAGTGAAGGTGGCTTTTAAAGTAGTAGGGAAATCATCAGGTCCTAGTACATCACCAAATTCTATAGAAACCCCATCACAAATTAGATTACCTATCATTGCTATAGGGTTACATGGATTACCGATAGTCAAATGCCATTCCCCTATTGGTGCTCCAGTCAAAAAGCTCACAGGCTCTTGGAAACTGGAAAGAAATTCAGAGGTCACTGCAAATTTCAATAATCTAGAAGCGTCGTCACCAAGAGTACTCTTCAATTGTGCTAAAGCTTCTGTTAGACTTCCCGTTCCCTTACCTATTTTTGTATAAATATCTCTTATGGCATTTAATTGATCGGAAGAAAATTGATCCCCAGCTCCACCGATGGTTTCCGGTTCGCTTCCTTGGTCTTGACTTTCGGATGAGCTAGAACCAGCAGTTAAATTTGCTAGCTTTGCACCGTAAGTGGTTATCCAAGCTAAAGGATCATTGTAAAAATCATTAAGTCCTTTTTCTCCTCCCGGAAATCCTATAGCTGGAAATTGATTATTGTATCTAATATCGGGGGTTAAAAAATTACCATAGTTTGTTCCAATGGACAATAAATTACCCATGATATCCAAAAGTGCCGCCTTACTGTTAACTTCTCCAACAGAACTTAGTTCATATTCAAACACAATGGTCAGAGCATCCCAGCTAAAGGTAAGTCCCATGCCTCTTTTATATCCATTCGAAACAACGTCAACAGGAACCCAAATATATTCACCTAAAAGTCCTCCCCTTTCTTTGGCATTATCTCTAAAATTCTTAGCTCTGATTGATTTGGTTAGTGTTTCATCAACGTCTGTTGCGGCAATAGCTCCATTAAAAATGGCAGCTCCAATATCAAAAGCATTACCCGCTTTATCTGATATTTTTTGCAAAGCTCCACCGATCCATTTTACCGGTCCGTCCTGGAAG